AACGCAACATTCGGTCTTGGTACATTTCCGACTTTAATCTCATATTATTAACGAGATAGTCAACTTCGGTCTTATCTACAGCCACCGAGTTGTCGGGTTGAGCTTTAAAAATTCCGTTGTTATTTACTTTATAAGCTCCAATCAATAAATATTCAACCGCTGCGGCTGCAATTAAAAACGGAACTATGTAACCCTCGTATAATGTTAAGTATTCATTCTCTAAGTCGTCGTTCTCAAAGTCTAAGCAAATCTTATTGTAAAGAGTTTCCCCTAAAATCTCCTCAAGTCTTATCCTTTGAGCGTCTGCGATGCATGGAATGTATAAATCAATGTCAATATTTCCGCCCAAAAGGGTATTCTTAGTAAGCTCGTTTTCTTTTAATAATATAGTTGTCGCCATAAATTACATATCGTGTGGCGCAATGTACGCCTTTGGATTATTAGTTGGTAAAATTTCTCCCTCTTTTCTAGCAACCGCTGGAGTTATTATTTCGGCATTTGGATTGTTTACGTCAGCTCGTTTTCTATAAGTTTCACGTATCCAAAAATGTTTGCAAGTTCCAAAAGGAAAATCCTCACTCAATAATCCTCCGCCTTTCCATAAAAAAATGTCATAAGGCTCATCCGGATTTGGATGCATTCCAAAGCCTGGATTAACATTTTTTTGGCTCATCATTTCTATGTCCTCTTTACGATATAACTTATTTGCGTTAATCATTTTTTTACAAAATTGACGTTCCGGATTTGGATTTCCGCTATATCTATAACGGCTTTTAAATAATGCTCCGTCCTGATAACTTTTAGCATTTGGACGAGCTACGCCAGTCGATGCAGTTGCCATTCCGACTTTCATTAATTGAGTACTAACGTTGTTTAATCTCTCAATCTCTGCGTCCAACTCATCCTCCTTGTCATAATCTACCGCCTCAGAGCTTATCAATTCCCACTCGTTTAAATCAATATCCTCTCCTAAATCTGTAAAGTCTTGAGAGCTTAATTGAGTAAGTGCAACCGTTGAAGTCTCTTCAATAGTTGGAGTTTCTGTAATTATTGGCTCTTCGCTTCTTAGGCTTTCAAATTGTAAGTCCAAAGTTATTCCGTTAACCGCGAATACCTCCATTAATCCGTCTAAAATTATTTCCTGTTTTGGACGAATTACATTTATCATTAATTCAGCAAATCCGACTTTTATTTCCTCAGCGTTTGAACTAAAACCGTTTGCCTCTTTTATACCTACTAACATCGGAGACGTTAATTTGTGAGCCGTGCATAGTTGTTGTCTCGCCTCAGTGCTTAAATAAGCATATTGCTGGTGAGCGTCCGATACTTCCAAAGCCGAAATTGTGATCTCGCTATCTTTGTTATCGTTCCAATTTAAAAAGAATGCTCCGGCGTTTTGTGATCCAGTTAAGTGATTACGAATTTGTCGAGTATTCTCTTGAATAGTTTCCGCACTCTCTTGGACTCCGCAATTCATATTTATAATATGACCGAATGACAATCCCTTTTGAATGTGATTGATTGAATAATTACTTATTTCCTCCTCCATACGCGCCCACGAAATACCGGAAACGTAACTTGGATTGCTGTAATAAAATTGGCCAACCTGATAATCTCTAAAAATGTAAATTTCAGAGCGTTCGCCTAAGCCGTCACCAAAACCAAAAGCGTCAAAGCGTTCCGGCTTGTATTTATTTACATTTGCGAAATCATAACTATACCAATAGCCTGTAATATCTCCCTCTTCATTTGCAACCTCTGGAGCGATCCTTTGTTTTGCAATATGAAAACATCTTTGGATTTTATTATTGATATATTTTACCTCAATTGATGCCTCGCCGAACATTTCAAAATCCTTGCATATTTTACGCAAATCTTTTTTTGAAACTAACGACATAATCGCCGCCCACTCGCTTGGCTTTTTTGCTTTGTCATCGGACGTCAATCCCTTACCATAAATAAATTGACTATATGAGTCAATTATCGCCGAGTTAGTTGGTGATCCATTGTAAGCGTCAATAATAACCTGATAAAAGCTATTTTTATCTCCATTTAATACCCACTTTTTACCGCTCACCTCTTTAATTTCGGGGCGAATGTAATTTGATAGGTTTATAATTTGTAATTTCTCCATAAATTTATACTTTTAGAACTCCTTTATTAAGTTCAAAATTTTCGAGGTCGGTTTGAGCAGTCGCAAAAGCCTTGCCTCTATATATCAAAACGTCGTCCTCATTAATTGTAATCTCAAAACTTTGCCCCTCTTTTAGTTCCGGCTCTCCGAATTGAAAAATTAAGATATTATTTACATAATTTATAGTCAAAGGGACTATGTTATAAGTAATATCTCTCAATTCGTCCCTCATTAAAAAGGTAATTTCGCCCTCGTTATAATTGCGAGGAATACATTTGAATTGATAAGGCGCTGTTAAATTAAATATCCACATATTAATATAACTAAAAAAAATCGTTTTGTAACAAAAAAAGCCACCGAAGTGACTTTTTTTTAAACAAACTATGAAAGAAAATTAGGAAACAACCGCGTTGCTAACTAAGGCATATAATGCGCTCTTAGTTGCTGAGTCCAAAAATGGACTTAAATTGCTCTCTTCAGCTGTAATCGTCAAAGTGAATCCTGATAAATCAGCTCCAGCTCCTCCGGTTACTTTTGTGCAGTTTGCCATTGTTCCGTTAGCTGCACCAACTAAAAGAATATTTCCATTATAATCCTCTACGAAAACGTAAGGACGAGACGCACAAATCAATTGAACTTGAGCCTGTAAGTCAGCCGATAATTTTGGAAGTGTAACCGCTAACGATTGAGCGTTTAAAAAAGTTCCGTTATCTTGTGAGCTTGTTCCGGTTTCTGTTAATGTATTTGTAGTCGCTTTAACTTCGTATTTGAAAACTTCGTCCAAAGTTCCCAAGTCAGTAACCTGGTGAGCTGCGATAACAAAATCATAATCCTCGTAGTTAGCGAAGTATAAATTTTTGTAACCACCTCTCTGATCTTTGCACCCTAGAAGTTTTCCTTTTGATATAAGACAAGACATATTTTTGTGATTTTTTTATTAAAAACCGCCCAAGTTAATGAGCGGTATTTGTGTTAATTAATTAGTCTAAAGATAACCAAACGATCTCCTCAGCGTTGTAATATCCAACACCTACAGCGTAAACAACTTTTCCTCTTACTTTACCAGTCAATAAACCGATTTCGTCTTCGTCAACAAGTGCAACTTGGTTGAAGTCTGCAGTTAATCCAGTTGCAAAAACTAAGTTTTTACGCTCGTAGATAACTACTGAGTTAGCTGGTAAACCGTTCAATACAGTTAAAGTGTGACGTCCAAACGCCAAAGGAAAATCTGAGTTTCCATTTCCGTAAGTGATACCTTGTGTAGATAAGTAAAAAGCGTATGCTTGAGCAACGTCTGGAGAAACCGCAACGATTAACTCTTTATTTCTCAAAGCAATTGGCACAGCGTTTAAAGCTGGTTTCAAATATTTAGGCAATACGTTTGCCTCAGTAACCGCAGCGTCAGCAGTTGGCTTGTTAACGTCAGCATCGTCAGCGAACAAAGTTAAGAAACCGTCAAAGTTTGTAGCCGATTGCCACATGTCAGTCTCTAATTTTTCACCGATAGCCCCTAAAACTTCCGCTTGGATAGCGTCCATTATATCGCTCGGTGCTGTTCCGTTAGCAGCTCCAGCGCCCATAATTCCGTCAGACCAAGTCTGTCTGAAATCTTCTTTACAAACGTCAAAATCATTTTTGAATTTGAAAGGCTCAATTGTGTTTTCGTTTAATACGATAGTTCCAGCTGGTGCAAATCCGCAAGTGTATGCAGTTGTCCCGTCTGTGTAAGCGATTTTTCTTAATGACAATTTGAAGTTTACATTTTCAGCGATAGTAACCGCGTTTTTTTCAATAGTGTCAATAGTTTTGAACGCTTGACCGATAATCATACCGGCAGCAGTTCCGTTGTAGTTTGATGATACAGTTGTAGTTGTAGCCATTTTTTAAAATTTAATTTTTTAAGTTATTTAATATTTTTTGTGATCTAGTTAGTTTCACATTTTTTGGTGAAGTTTGAGCAACTTCCGGCTTTGCTTTTGTTGACGCTTTCACTTCAACTTGAGTAGTTTTAACCTCAGCAATCTGAGCGCTTAACTCTGTTCTAATAGCCTCGATTTGTTTTGAAACTTCAACGCTCATATTGGTAACGATAGCTTTTATCATTTCCTCTGTTGTCATTTCAACCTCAACCTCAACCTCAGCCTCTGGAGTTTCCTCTTCAAGCATTGCCTCTTTAATTTCAGCAATCATTCCCTCTTCGGTGATTACTAAAATACGTCCGTCTTCAAGTTCATGCTCACCAATTGGAGCAGCAACTTTGTCACCATTTTCAGCAACGATAAAAACCGCTTGTCCAGCCTCAAAAGACTCAGCCTCTAAAATAGTAACACCATCTTTTAGCATCATTGTAGCCATTGCAATAACAACTTCAACTTGCTCAACTTCGCTCGTTAATTTTACCGACGCGAAACCGTCTTTTATCGCGTTAACGATACTCTCTAAATTCATATTGATTTCTGTTTTTAAATTTACTTTCTCCATATCAAAGACTCCGTCAATCGAAAATCCTTTGACTTTGCCAGTCTTTACGTAGTCGTTCCAAATCTCGTCGTTATTGACTTTCATTGCAGCATACCAAGTCCCGATCGGCTCATTAAATCCGTGCATTACAGACTTATCATGTACCTCATCCTCTTTTATCCAAGTTTCAACAAATGTGACGTTTTCAATTTGCTTTCCTGAGTGTTCAATAGTTGAGTTATTTTGGTAACCTTGTTGACTAAAATTTTGTTGAACTTGTTTAATCGTTTCTTTTGGGAAAACGATATTAAATTCGTGTCCTGATTTTTCGTCTATTCTATAAATTGGTTGGTTTGGTATTAATACCGCACCCAATAAAATTCTTTGCTCCTCGTTAATCGTTGCTAATTTGATTTCCTTTTGTTTTGATAAGGTTACAAATTGCACTTCAATTGCCGGATCACTAACTAACGAGATTGCATAAACTCCCTCGTTTTCCTCTTCGTTAAATAAAACTTTGTAAGTCTCCATATATAGTATAACTTTAATTTATTATTTTGTTATAAACTTTTTGCATTAAATTTTAATTTAATGACATAA